CTTTCTCAAATTGAACAATAATTACTAACTAAATATTTCTTATTATGAACGCAAAAGAAGCACTAGTAGAAATCAAAAAACTACTTTTCTCAGAGGCAGAAAAGCAGGCAGCCTTCGCATTGGTTGAAGGTAAACTTGTGGATGGCACAGTAGTGGCCTACGATCTTGAGGCGGGTTCGATCTTTGTAATCGGTGAAGATGGGGCGCAAATCCCTGCACCTGTTGGAGAGCATCAACTTGAGTCAGGTGAGGTAGTGGTAGTACTTGAGGAAGGTAAAATTGCAGAGGTAAAGAAAGCAGAGGAAGAGCCTAAGATCGAAGTAGAGATTGAGGCTGCTGCTGAAGTACCTGCTGAAGAAGATCCTAAGAAGGATGAAGCAATGGCGAAAGTTGAGCAAGCCATGGGTGACCTTGAAAAAAAGGTAGAAGAATTGACTGCTAAAGTTAAGGCAATGGAAGAAAAAGCAGGTAGCGTAGAGGAAGCGGTAAAGATGTCCGCAGTAGTCCTTGAGTCTCTTGCAAAAGAACCAAGTGATAAGCCTATCACAAGCCCTAACCAATTTGCAAAGCAATTGAAAGTAGAAAAAAACGACAGGTATAACAGCCTTCAAAACGCATTTCAAAAATTAAAAAACAAATAAAAAAATGGCACTAGATCTATCAGGTTTAACTAACTATGTAAAGGAGAATGAATTGCAGTTGACTTCTGCAGCCATCTTCTCTGCAAAAACTGCTTCTTTGATCGAAGCACTTGGTAACGTTCAGGTCGGAGTAAAATCCGCTGAGACTATCAACATTATGACTACCGATGCTGTGTTCCAGGCGGGCGGTACTTGCGGATTCAACTCTTCAGGAACTACCACTATCACTCAGCGTACTATCACAGTAGGTAAAATCAAGGTACAGGAAAGCATCTGCCCTAAAGCATTCGAGGCTAAGTACACTCAGAAGGCTTTGCGTGAAGGTTCTACCTATGACTACATGGCATATGCTGCTGAATTTTCTGCGCAAAAAGTTGCAAGAATCGGTGCTGCTTTGGAAACTGCTATCTGGCAGGGAGATACTACTTCAGGTAATGCTCAATTGAATAAGTTCAATGGCTTTGCTACTATCATCAATGCCCTAGGTTTTGGTGGTGCAGGTGATCCAATCAATGGAAACTCTGCCAACGTTACTACCTTGACCACTTCTACTGTGATTGCTGCTGTAGATGCGGTATTCGCTGCCCTTCCTGCTGAACTTTTGGACAAGGATGATGTAGTAATCTTCTGCGGAAATGATACTTTCAGAGAGTATGTTCTTGCTTTGAGAAACGCTAACCTATTCCACTACCCTGTAGATGCTGCCAACATGGAACTAGTAATTCCAGGCACAAACGTGAAGTTGATCGGTGTTAACGGATTGAACGGAACTGACTACCTAGTAGGTCTTTCTATGTCTAATATGTACCTAGGTACTGACCTTTTGAATGAGCAGGATCGATTCGAATTGTTCTATGCTAAAGAGGCGGACGAAATGAGATTCGTAGTAGAGTTCAAAATGGGTGTTCAGGTTGCGTTCACCGACCAGATTGTATTCTGGAAGAAGGCTTCCTAAATAAATTTGGGGAAGATGATAACGTCTTCCCCTTCACTTTATAAATAGATATAAATATGCCTTGTGCCTTAACTCAGAATTATACACTAGACTGTAAAGATAGTGTAGGCGGTTTAGTAGCCGTATATTTTGCACCTTATGAAGATTTGGCTACAGTAACCATAGCAGCCGGAGTAGTTACTACTTTGACTATGGATGCTACCAAGAGATTCTACAAGTACGATCTTGTGAAGGAATCTTCAAACTTCGCTGAGGCTGTGAATACCAATGTGCAGAATGGTACTATTTTCTATGCTCAGACTCTTGAAATTGTTCTTAACAAATTGCAAGTAAATACCCGTAACGAAATCGTTCTTTTGGGTAAAAACAGACTCGCAGTAATTGCTACAGATAACAATGGAGAAAACTGGTTCTTGGGTGTTGGAAATGGTTTAGATCTTACAGGTGGAGGAAGTGCTTCAGGTACTGCCTTCGGTGATAGATCAGGATACACTTTGACCTTTACAGGTAATGAGCGGGAACTTTGTCCAAAAGTGACAGCAGTCATTCCAATTACCTAAAATATTTGGTTTGTTGTTTAGATGTGAAAGCGCTCCCAATTTTGGGGGCGTTTTTTTGTGTACACAATTCTAGTTTTTTCTATTTATAGGTATGGTGATAATTGAGAAGGGGATGAATAGTGTGATCTATATAACCCTATTTGACAAAAGAGAAACTAGCAGCAATACCTACACCTTTCTATTTCAGCATGAAGTAACAAAGGAGGAGGTGACCTTAACCCTTACAGATGTGAGTGATTTCAAGCAGAGATCTTCAGAGTTTAATATCTTACAAGCATCCTTCACAAATGGGACTGTAGGCTTTTGGAGATATTATGTAACCCAAACGGGAAGCGGTGCTGATATTATTGCCACAGGGAAAATGGAGTTAACTGCACCTAATCTTTCTACTACAGGAGTGGTAAGATACAACGGCTACAATGGTACTTATAAGACCTATACAACAGCATGATAAAATTATTCAAGTTTGACCAAGTGCCTTTGCCCGTTTACAAAGAAGTTAAGGGGAAGGAATACGTTTACTACGGGGAAAAGAATGACTACCCTAACTATCTTCTAAGGATCTACAATAACAGCGCAAAGAATAACGCTATTATAACAGGCAAGGTAGACTACATCTGCGGTAATGGGTGGACTGTCAAGGCAGAGGATGAAATGCAGAAGGCGAAAGCATTCGGCTTGATTGATCGAATCAACACCAAGGAGGAAAGCCTTAATGAGTTGACTAAAAAACTTGTTACCGATTTATCTATTTTTGGAGGCTACTACCTACAGGTAATTTGGACAAAAGGCACCGGAGAAATTGCAGAACTTTACCATGTTGACTACTATAAGGTTAGAACCAACCTAGACAATAGTGAATTTTACGTCTCAGATAATTGGATCAAGAATGATAACGTCAATCCTAGACCTGATTTCGAGACCTACCCTGCATTCGATCCTAACAATACCACAGGCACACAGATCCTGTACTTCAAAGAATACAGAGCAGGGGCAAATACCTACTCACTACCTGATTACAGAGGGGCTATTTCATACATTGAACTAGATATCTCTATCGGTGAATACCACCTGAACACTATAAACAATGGAATGTTCTCAAGCAAGTTAATCAACTTGAATGGTGGTAAGGTAAGCCAGGAGGAAGAGGATAGAATCGAAAGACAATTTAAGGATAAATTCTCAGGATCAAAGAACGCAGGAAAATTCATGCTTGCTTTCAATGATTCAAAAGAAAACGAGCCTTCAATAGTAGACCTTTCCGGCACTGAATTAGATAAGCATTTTGACCTTTTGAATAAGACTGTACAGCAGGAGATTTTTACCGGTCATAAGGTGACAAGCCCTATGCTTTTCGGGGTTAAAACAGAAGGTCAACTAGGTGGCAGAGCAGAACTTAGAGAGGCATCTGAGTTGTTCCAAAACACCTATGTAAACGCAAAGCAGCAAAGCCTTGAAGAGGTAGTGAATTACCTGCTTAAATTCAATGACATAGTAGCAGAACTTGAGATCAAGAAAACTGAGCCTATTTCTTTCCAATTTAGCGAGCAGATTATTTCTACTAACATGACTCAGGATGAAATCCGTGAGAAGTTGGGACTTGCTCCAATCGAGAAGAAAGAAAGTCAAGGCGCACAGGACATCATCAACTCTTTGAACAGCCTTTCTCCATTGATTGCTACTAAGGTAGTTGAGAGTATGGATGTGAATGAATTGAGGGGCTTGATTGGCCTACCTATTAAGACTGAGATAGTGACTCCTGAGAATATAGGTCAAGAACCTGCTGCTGCTTTTTCAGATCACCTACACCTTGAGTGCAGTATCTCAGAACACGATGCAGACATCCTTAAAAAGTTTGAAGGCAAAGGGGTATCTAAGGACAAATTCAAGGTCATTGAAAGTTCAAAGATGCACTTCTCAAGCATGGAAGACTTTATCAAGCAGGATCTATTTGCTGAGTACCAATTGAATGACGTACAAAAGAAGATCATTAACCAAATCAAAAGAAATGATGCGGTGACTATCCCGCAAATAGCCAAGGCTGTAGGGATTGATGAGGCTTCTGTGATCTCAAGAATCAACACCTTGATAGATGACCAGGTGCTAGTAGAGAAGATCTCAAGAGAAGGCTTGATCACTAGATCGGTAACCCGTACAGGAGATGCAGCAATCAAAAGACTTGAGCCTGTG